AAAACAGCACAGGAAATTATGGAGCTATGTGATGAAGTTACAGTAACATGTGATTTCATGAAGGAGTATTACATGAGCAAGACGTCCAATAAAAACGTCACTGTAATACCGAATTACCCGCCAAAGTTTTGGATGGGTAATTTTTATAATGAAAAGAAGATTTCTGATAACTACGACCGTTATCAGAAAAAACCACGCATTCTATACGCAGGCTCTGGAGCACACTTTGATGTAGATAACCGCGTAGGTCAGAATGATGACTTCGCTCATGTTAATCGTGTTATCCGTGCAACAAAAGACAAGTATCAATGGGTGTTCTTAGGTGCATATCCTCTCCCGTTGCAAGATCTTATACAGAGTAGAGAATTCGAGTATCACCCCTGGGAGACACTCTACAGGTATCCAGAGAAGATTGCGAACTTAAATGTCAACATGATGGTTGCACCTCTCCAGGACAATACGTTCAATAAAGCAAAGTCAGATCTTAAGTTTGTTGAAGCATGTAGTTACGGTCTTCCTATTGCGTGCCAGAACATTGTCACGTACGAAAATGCTCCGTACAAGTTTGATACTGGCGAGGAGATGATAGATATCGTTGATGATGTCCTTTCAAAGAAAGGCCGGTACATGAATATATCATCAAAAATGCGGAAACTAGCTGATGGTCGCTGGCTCGAGAATGAGGATAATATTAACAAATATGTTGAGCTTCATACACTTCCCTTCGGACACCGTGACAGGAAACTGCTCAACGCCGTAAACGGTATTGTAGCTTGATCACGCATATGTAGTATAATATACTATTAGTGTGTATAGGAACATATCATATTCTCCTCAAAGTCAAACTATAAATCTTTATACATGGGATGAAAACGGTAAGCGTATTACCGTTCCATCAACATACGAGCCGTATGTTTATCTTGAGACGAACAATGCACCGGATGCCGTAAGTATATTTAATACGAAATTAAAGAAGAAGCGTTTTAAAAATCAATATGAACGTTCACGTTATCTTAAAGATAATAAGGTAACGCGTGTTTTTGAAAATTTAGGTATATACCAGCAGTTTCTTATTGATGCATATTGGAGAGAGAGTGAAGGTACAGAGTTTTCAAAACAACCACTCAAAGTATACTACATTGATATCGAAACATACTCACCTAATGATTTCCCAAATCCACAAGACCCTTGTGATGTTATTAATATCATAACAGTATATGATTCTTTGACGAGAAAATTCTATTCATGGGGACTAAAGCCGTATACAGCTAAATCACCAGATGTCATCTACGTTGAATGTAAAACGGAAGAAGATCTCCTAAAGAAGTTTTTAGATTTCTTTGTAAAAGATTACCCTGATATTCTGTCGGGATGGAATTCAGAGTTTTTTGATATACCTTATATTATCAATCGAATTAGAAAGGTTCTCGGTGAAGAAGCAGTTCAACGGTTATCACCTATTGGTTCTCTACGCTCAAGAGCGTTTATGGGTAAATTCGGTAAAGAACAGGTAAGATGGCATGTAGAAGGTGTATCACTTGTCGACTATCTTGAAATATACAAACGGTTCTGTCAGACGCTACGTGAATCGTATAAGCTCGATGCGGTAGGAGAGGTAGAGCTCGGTGAACGCAAGGTTGATTACGGTGATCTGAATCTTTCAGAACTAGCCGATACTAACTGGGAACTATTTGTCGATTACAATATTCAAGACGTTAATCTGCTTGTTCGTCTTGAACAGAAGTTACAATATATACAGCTTTTACGTATGATCGCATACGCTGGATTGACTACATTTGAAGGTGCTCTTGGATCACTCTCTGTTATTACCGGTCTATGCGCAATTCGTGCACGTCTTAGAGACAAGCGTATACCTACCTTTATTAAGGATATACGTGAAGACAAACTAAACGCCGGTGCATATGTAGGTGAACCACAGAGAGGGTTTCAAGAACATGTCGTATCATTCGATGCTAATAGTCTATATCCGAACACAATGATTACCTTAAACCTATCCCCTGAGACTAAGATAGGTAAAATTATCGATAAGACGAACGATAATGTAACGATTAAGCACGTTAATGGACAAACGTTTACATTGACACATGATAAGTTTGCTAAATTCGTACAGCAAGAGGAAATTGCAATATCGCGTGCGAAAATCTTATTTACGCAAAAAGAAAAAGGCATTATACCTGATACAGTCGATCACTATTATCAAAAGCGAGTTGAAATTAAAAAATTATTAACAAAGGCAAAGAAGAAATCACTTACCCTAACTGAAGGTACAGAGGAATATGCCAATAATCAGCTTGAAATAGATAGGCTCAATATACATCAGCACACAATCAAGATTCTCGTCAATACGGTATATGGTTACTTCGGGAACAAGCATAGTCCGCTCGGTGACGATGAATTAGCCGAATCAATCACACTTACAGGTCAGGCTGTTATTAAGGAATCAAACCGTATTCTTACCGAGTACATAAAAACCAACACCGGTCTTAGTGATGAGGAGCTTATAAAACATAACCCCATCATATATAATGACACAGACAGTTCATATATTTCCATCAAGCACTTAATCGAGAGACAGAATATACCTGTACATGACAACGCCGGTAATATTACACCTCAATACTATAAAGCAGTATCAGATATTGAAGAATATCTCAACCGAGAAATTACATTGTGGGGTAAAAGAGCTCTTGGTTCCAAGGACTGTCGTCTCGTGTTTAAGCGTGAAGCTATTGCCGATGTTGGTTTGTTTCTTCAAAAGAAACGATACGTTTTACATACTCTCGATGTAGAAGGTATACCTGGTAAGAAGTTTAAATACACCGGTGTTGAAGTTGTTCGAACAACAATGCCTACACCGATTAAGCCCTATGTAAAGAAAATTATTGAAACCATGCTTCTTACGAAGGATTATCATCAAACAAATAAAGTCTTTAACGAGACATATGAAATATTTAAACAATTACCTATAGAGGATGTTGCATTTGTTATGGGGGTTAAGGGATATGAAAAGTATGCAAACCGTAGTAATGAATTCGAGACAGTCAAAGGCATGCCAAGCCATGTTAAAGCTGCATACTACCATAACATCCTAATAGATCGTCTTGGCATTGAGAGAAAATATGAGAAAATAGTATCGGGAGATAAGGTACGGTATTTTTACGTAAGAAAACCGAACAGCTTTGGTTTATCTGCAATCGGTTACAAATATTATTACCCTAAGGAGTTTCAATCTATATTTGAAATTGATTACGAAAAAATGTTTGAAAAAATTATATACTCGGTAATCGAACGTTTTTATGAATCAGTAAACTGGACGGTTAAAAAACCTGGTAATGATGCACAGATTGATTTATTTGATCTTTTAGGAATGGAGTAGTTGATTTTTCGATTATGCATATATAATATATACGACATATGAGCAATACAAATCTTATTACATTTATCGATCACATTGGCCGCACCATTATTGGTGAGTTTGGTAGCGACGTTGATAACGGACATTCTTTTACCGTAAAGAATCCCGCTATTATTCACGTTCAGCCAACACAACAGGGACAGCTTAACGTTCAGACGATTCCTCTCTACTTCCGTGAATTTGTTGGTGAGAAGTCAAAGGAAAATGGAACGGTATGGAAGTACCATTATTCGAGCGTCGTTCTTGGTGTAGACGTTGACAACGATCCACGTCTTGTAGAGCAGTACACAAAGCTCTTCGCTGCACCTTCATCGCTCGTTACGTCAGATGAGCCACAGGTAGTGCGACTTTTTGATGAAGAGTAATTCGTAATCTGAATCGAAACCAGATTAACACCCGTAGCTATAGCTACGGGTGTTTTTTTTTTTGTTGATTACATTATTTGATATACTACAATATGTGATATGGATAAAGACCTACTCAAGACTCTAGCAATCATTGACGAGCATAATTCAGATGCATGTTTTCTCTCTGAAAACGCTCTTAGTAACTTTACTGAATGCTTTGATACAGGGTGCTATGCCTTAAATGCTATTCTTACTGGTGATCTTCGAAATGGCGGAGTACCTAAGGGTAGAATTATAGGCTTTAGCGGTGAATCCGGTACAGGTAAAACTCTCATTACAGGTAAGATTCTTGCAAACGCTCAGAAAAAGGGTGTT